TGGTCTATTATTCACATCTACGGTTGCAGCGAATAATCGGATGGGAGTATTGGTCCCGTGGATTCCGCCTACAAATTTTGTTTCTTTTGATTCAGTAAGTATGTCTTATGATTCTCTTGCAACTGGAGCAGATGCACATTTAATTATATATAAGAACGACTCTGGAAACCCACCAGGCGATAGCGACAGTCTTGATGTTGGTTCTATTGCCAATGGGATGTTTAATTCGTGGGGATATTGGGAAGCAAGTTCTGCTAATATAGATAGTCTTAATACTTGGAGTATGAACTCTGGGAGAGTTATGGTGTTTCAATATGTAGTTACAGTCAAAAGCACTGCATCGGCGATTCTCGGGAGATTAAGAATAGTTTATAATACCGAATAGGAGATAGATGTTCAGAATTTTTAAAAGGGTATTGCTTGTTATATCATACGGATTTTTTTTAATTTTACTTATTCCTATGATGGTATTTTTTTGTTGTATATGTTATATTTTTGAATAGAATTGATATGAGAATAGTTTTAATACAACCGCCGATTTCAATGACTGAAAGATATGGCAAATACGCAGGTAGGGCTGGTGTATCTTTCCCTTCTTGGACATTGGCATTACTGGGGGCTGTTATACGATATAATGTTGCAATTATTGATTGTGAAACTGAAAAGTTGGATTATGAAGATTGTTGTGAAAGAGTTAAATGCTTAAATCCTGATGTTATTGGAATAACGGCGACAACTGTATCAATTCACAATGCTGGACAATTAGCAAAGATATTAAAAACTGTTAATAGGAGTTATAAAATTATTATTGGTGGTGCTCATATATCTGCTGTTCCTGAAGAAACAATGGAATGTTTCAAATATTTTGATATTGGAGTTATTGGTGAAGGTGAAGAGACTGTGTTAGATTTACTTGAAAATATTGATAATTTAGAGAATGTTAAAGGAATAATATACAGAGATGATGATAGATTAATAAAGACTGAACCGAGAGAATTTATCAAAGATTTAGATTCTCTACCATTTCCAAATTTTAATTTATTACCAGATATAATAAAACATACGAAACCCGCACCATTATATTTCAAAGAATTACCAATTGCTCCTCTTATATCTTCACGAGGTTGCTATGGAAAATGCACTTTTTGTGATAGAACTGTATCAGGAAATAAGATGCGATTTCATAGTGCTGAATATGTTGTATCTCTTATGGAGAAAATGATTAAGGATTATGGAATTAAAGAGTTTATGTTCTATGATGATTTGTTTCTTGTTAATAAGAAAAGGATATTTGAAATATGCGATTTACTTGATAGTAAAAGAATTAAAGTTAGTTGGTCGGTAAATGCAAGGATTGATTCTGTTGATTTGGAGACATTAAAGAGAATAAAGAAAAGTGGTTGTTGGCATATAGGATATGGAATTGAATCGGGGTCTCAAGAGATTCTTAATTCGATTAATAAGAATATAATTTTAGACAAGGTTAAAAAGGTTTTAGAGTGGACTAAAATTGCAGGTCTTAAATCTAAAGGGTATTTTATGTTGGGATTGCTTCAAGATACAAAAGAAACCTTTGAAGAAACAAAAAGATTTATATTAGATATTCCATTAGATTTTTTAACTCTGAATGTTTTTACGCCATTTCCAAATACGCCTGATTATCTTAATGCTTCTAAATATGGTAGATTTAATGATGATTGGAGATTATTAAATCAGCATAATGTGGTATTTATACCAAGAGAAATGAATAGTGAATATATTGAGAAAATGAGAAAAAATATACTTGCTAAATTTTATTTTAGACCAAAAATTATGTTTAGTTTTCTTAAATCTGTTTTAAATTTTAATCGAATGATTTATTTAATGAAAGGATTTATGGTGCTAATGATGTTTATATTTCCTCATAAATATAAATTTAATATAAGAGAATTTTTCAGAAAAACAATCGTATCAATATCCTGTGGTATAACATTAATTTGGGCTATCCCAATTGTGATGCTTCTTGGATTTTTTGTAATAATTACATATCCAATTGAGAAATGGGGAATAAAATGTTCATTAAAAAATTAATCCTTTATCCGTGTCTTATCTTTATGGTATCAGTTAGTTTTTTATTAATTATCCCTCTTCTTTTTATAAGAATATTTTTAGATGGGAGAAACCTGTATGCTCACTAAAGAATTAAAGCAAATAATAGTATGTTTGATAATTATAGGAGCTATACTTTTTTTGGTTAGTCTTATTAGATTAGATTGGTTTTCTAAAATTTATGGACAGGAAACGAAACAAATCGCCTCTTGGAACAATTCAAAAACAACAGATTTAGGCAATGGACAGAAACGATTTGAAATGACTATGGCACGTTCTTATTATATTGAACAGGAAAAAAATGTAGTTGGTGATATTATTGTAATTAGAAATATAAGTGGAACTGATACTATTAGTTACATTCCTTCTGCATTCTCTAATTATTATGGTGAGATAATAGGCGGAAATTGGGTAGATAATTTCGATGTAAACGACAGCACATTTATTCTAAATATAATTAAAGGTGATATTGAAGTTGTAAATGATACGGTTATTACTAATCCGATAACTGCAAGGAATGATACAATAGAAAAGCATATTCGGTTGTTTTCTAAAGGCAGTTCAGTGATGAAAGTTCTGAATATTAAAGGATTTGATGTTGATGGGAAGGTTGTAAAGTTAAAGAAACTTGAAAAAGACGGTAAGAAAATAAAAGGTGAATTTGAGAAAGAGGTGAAGAAAGTTGACCCGACTTGGTCTTGGCAACCTGATGCGGTTGCGGGATTAGATAATTATATTGCCGCTAATGCACCTACTACGAATTTAGGAACAGGTGAAGATATACGTTTGGGGGGTTATTCAACGTGGCCGGATTACTGCGATGGAATTTTAATTAAAATTTCTGTTCTTGGTGATAGCATACCTGTGAATGCGATTATAAATACTGCCAAATTTATATTCACGTATCTTTCTAAAACTGGAACCCCACCAGCCGCGTGCACCACCTTTGTATCAAAAATGGCTTGGTTAGAAACTCAATCAACTTGGAATTCATATACTACTGGGAATACTTGGCAAGTTCCAGGTGCACTTGGAGATAATGATATATATAAAACTAATTTTGATGTAACATCAAGTGGAATAGATTGGGCAGGGGTTGATACTGTTGTTATTATAAATTGTATTACACAAGTAGTTGGTAATTTAGCGGTTTGGACTAATAATGGATTTCTAATAAGAGGAATCGCAGCAGGGGGAGATAATCAAGGAACATGGGCTTCTTCTGACCACGCAACCGCAGCCAGTAGACCAAAAACAATTGTTGATTATACTGTTCCTCCTCCAACAGCCGAAGTAGGAATTTTAAAAATAGTTGATAATGGAACAATTAAAAAATTAGTAACTGATGGAACTATAAGAAAATTGGTGAATTATCCGTAGGAGATATATGGACACAATGTATGTCATAGAAAGTGCTACCTTAACTAATAACCCGCAAAAGATTAATTATTCTGACTTAATTGATGTTATTACTGGGGAATCCTTACCTTCAAAGTTTAGCACACCCCCGAAATTATGTTTTTTTAAATCATCGGCACAGTATTTATATATACCACAATATCCCGATAATACTTCCCTATGGATAGGCAAAAAAGCCCTTTATCCTACTACACCATCAACTATAAACTTCTATCTCATACTGCCGTCTGCTGTGAGTTCATCTTTGCGTGAGATGGTGGATTTGTTTGGAATTATACTTGGCGACCACAAAGAGGATGAGTTTTCTCCACAACTTAAGGTATGGTTATTAAACCGCTCACAGGAATATATGATTAAACTTCTTAATTCAAATGTGGTAGATGAACTGTTTGAAGAAATCACAGATGAAGCGGTTGATGCTAATGGCGATATAGATTTAACTGCACTTGATTATGTCCCATTTGATAAGAGTTTTGGATTATTGACTGTTAGATTGACAGATAGTTATATTTGTAATAAGATTTCTAATCTTGAAAGAATGAAATATATAAACAGGACATATTCATATTCTTCGGGAAATTCTGTTTACTGGGTTAAGGGGGACAAGATACATATTGAACCATACACGGCAAGCACGACAACGGTAGATATTTGGATGGTGCGGACTCCAGATACAATGGTTTTGGGAGATACGCCGTCTGACGATGTTGTATGTGAACTTGATAATAATTTACACGATATAGTTATAGGATTGGCTTGTAAGGATTTTGTGGGCAGAACGATGGATGCTAAAATGGCTTATGAAAATGCAGTTAATAAGATTAATATGCTTAATGAGAAATCTATCAAAACTGATAGTCTTGATAGAAACATAGACAGGTTTTATCCTGATGAAATGTATGATATGAATTTAAACGAAGGCGATAAGTTTATAATAAACTTTGATTATTAATTATGAAAAAATATTTAATATACTTTTCTGTATTGTTTTTTTTTATCTTTTTGGTTGTCTATGCACAGGTAAAAATTGATATAAGAGATTTTAAAGGAGTCTTCAGTAATGGAGACCTTGAAGATATACCTGCCGAATATCTTGCCGAATTAAAGAATTTAAGACCTATCAATGGACTACTTGAAAAAACTTTTGGGTATGGCGTAAAAATAGCAACTGCAACAACCGACACACCTAATACGATTGCTACATATATTAATACACATCTCACCAATCCCACAGGGTATAAATACCTTTACAGTAATATTAATAGCGGAACAAATGCGTTGACATTAATAGAGTATAATAGTTCGACCATTAATTGGGATACTATTTCTTTAAGTGAAACGTTTTATCAAAAAGATGATTATAATCCGATTGTTCAAGCAGATGGTATAATGAGATTTTTGCCTGGTAATGTAGGTTTACTAAACGGGCACGAATCAAAGGGAGTATGGTATGGTTATATTGATTCACTTTGGAAGTTTGACCATAATTATAAAAACGCACAGGGGTTTTATGCTTACAGAACATCTGTTGATAGTTTATGGAATATATTAAATCCAACTGTATCTTTAATAGATAGTGGATATTTCATAGATGGGAGATATTATAAATATTCATTAATTTATGATGGTATTCAAGAATCACTTATGAAAAATTTATGCAATATATATTATGCAAATAATCAATTTGGCAAAATAATTATTAAATTTCCAACAATAAATACAAATTTAAGAATAACAGGAATGAATATATATCGTGCAGAAGATGCTGATGGGATTTATAATAAAATACACACCGTAGATTTTTTAAGAGATAGCACTGACGTAATAAGGACGGATAGTATATATGATGGAAGAAGATATATTCATATTCCAGAATTAGAAACATATACTTTTGAATCGGGAAAACATTATTATATTAGAATCTTTAAAAGAGATTTAACTGTTTATACAGATTATAATATAATTAATCCCCCCGCAGGAACTGGACAAGATGTATTTTGTGATAGTGCATTATTTAAAATTACAGGTGATAAATGGAATTTACCCTGGGGGATATATTGGCAGGGAAGTGATACGATTTATACGTATAACCTTAATGGTGGTGCTTATACAGGTAAAAATGTTTTTATCACTGATAAAAATGCAGTTAAATATAATTTGGGTGGAGGTGTATTAACATTAAATTATTCTAATGTTGATACTATTATTCACCGAATAATTGATTTTAATTCTAATAAAGCATTACATTTTAAGGGAGATTCCGCAATATATTATTATCCAGATAATTGTATTATTGTATCTCCATCAATAGGGAATTATTACTTTACAAAGGGATTATCCGATACAGCAAAAGGAGAAGTTGCTGCAATTCCTTCAGATATAACATTACAAGACCCTGATGTTTTAACGCAGGCAAATGGTTATTGGATGGGTGGAGTTTTAAAGATGTTGACGGGTGTTAATTCTGGATTAGAAAGAGCAATATTAAATTCTTATCAAACGACAAAACACATTAAATTTTATCCTGAATTTCCAGTAACGATTAGTGAGGGAGATTCTTATAGAGTTATAGTAAATCAAAATGAATATTATTCATTTTTTGATACTGGTTTAACCGAAGGGGCGGAGCATCCTTTCGCCGATGAAGTTTCTATAAGAATAAACGGTAAATTTGCTAAAATAATAAATAATAGATTGTGGCAAGGGAATATTGTTCTTGACCCTGGCGGTGTTAATGAAGTGCGTACTGATTGGGTTTCATATTCGGAAATAGGGCAGTATGATGTTAATCCTGTTAGTAATGTAATATCATTTGCTAATGCTGGACTTGGTGCTATTACAGGACTTGATGAAATATATGGAAATCCTGTTATTATGAAAAATAATAATATATCAATCATAAATATAAAGAATTATCCTACAACTCCCGAATATTGGCAGACTATTGAGTCTGTCCATAATATCGGGAACATAGCACAGAAAGGTTATATAAACGTTCTTGGAAATCTTTATATCAGTTCTTATGATGGTATTTACAGGTTCAGTCCAAACAATCTTGCTGAATCCGATATGACACCTACGGAACGATTAAGAATAAGTGAACCAATAAACGACAAATATCTTGCATTAACATTGACACAGAAACAGGCAATTAAATGCGGATATGACCAATATAAAAATGAGATTGTATTTGTTCTTGGGATTGAGTTTTGGGCTTACAATATTAATACTAATAATTGGCGTGAAGTAGATTATCTACCATTAACCATATTCAATTATGATGAGAATAATTATCTGATGGGATATAACAGTTCTGATTCAAAGATTTATTCGTCTCAATATCATTCCAATTCCATTAGTGATTTACAGACAAAGACGTTTTCTATATCAGATGAAAGAATAGAACCTGTAAGATATGCTTATGTTACTTATAAAAGCACAGATACATTAAAGATTCAGTTATATGGCGAGAACAATAATACCGTTGCATTGTGGGGTGATAGCACTTCTCTTGTGCCTGTCACTGTCCCTACAACTAAAAAGATACCTATTACTGTCCGAAGTAAGAAATTTAATATTCGACTATATAGCAAAAGCGATACAACAGCAACATATATTTATAGATTAAAAATAGAACACGAGGGAGAACCACAATGATAAATACAGTAATGTTAAGTAATGTAAGAATTAATATAGAAGATGAAAATGCTCCGTATCGGTTTAGTGATGTAAAAGTTTATGCTACATTAACGGCAAGTCAACTTGTTATTGCGAATCTTGTTAATAATAATTATTTATCTGAATTACGATATATTGATGGCAGTAAAACATTCTCCGGGGGTTCGTTTTTGTTATCTGGACTAACTTATTCTGTGCTTGGTGGGGACGAGGGAATTATATCTGTTAAGGCAAATACGGGATACTTTACAAAGAAACTTAAAATGGATGAATTGGGTTCGCTTAACAATGCTTATAAAACAGGGAATAATAAACGACCTATTATGTATGTATCGAACGGGAGTATATATTTATATCCCACAACCATTTCATTGGGAGATATTCATTATTATCAAGTTCCAACGGCTATAGACGCAAGCACTTCCTGTATATTAAACTCTATATTACATAATGCAGTTGTAACTTATGCGTCATCTACCTTACTTGCATCTGATAATAAACTTGATAGGAGTTTATTATTTAAAAAAATAGTAATAGATGAATTAACGCTATTAAACCAAAAGTATGAAGTTAAGAAAATAGAGGAGAAAACATAATGCCTTTATGGTGGCTACCAGCAGCAATAGCGGGAGCGGGAGCAGTCGGGAAATATATTTACGATAAGAAAAGCCGAATGCCTGATTTTAGTTCAACTGCTTATGCAAGGTATATGCAAAGGAAACAGCAGGAGGGCATATATCCGGGCACAGTTAAAGAGAAGATGCTTGCACAAATTGGTGCAGAAGCGGGGAATATCGAACAACAACAGAAAGCCGAAATACGTGGCAGGTTTGTTGGAATGGGTGCAGGACAGAGCGTTGCACAGACAAGGGCATTGGCAGAACCTTCTAAAGAGCGTATGCGTGGATTAGTAAGTTCAAGACGGCAGATTGAGATACAGAACGAAATGTCAAAACAGCAGGCAGGACAGGAACTTGCATCAGCACAAACCGATTGGGAAGCAAGACAAAGAGGAGAAAAACAGGCACAGACTGGTGCATTGGTAGGTGGATTAATTAGTGCAGGAAGTTCTTTGGCAGGTGGGTATTTCCAGAAACAACAAATGGATATTGCACAGAAACAGTTTGGGCAGAAACAGGCATTAGATATTGCTAAATTCGGATTAGAACAACAGAAAGTAATAGCAACTGAAAAATATAATGAGCGGAGAAGTGAGATAGCAGAAAAGCGGAACGAGATAACAATGGATAAAAATATTACTGAGGCGAAAAGACAGGAAAGATTATATAAATTAAGAAACGAGGAATTGGAATACAAAAAAACACACGATAAAGAACTTCTTGATTTAGATACTATGTATAAAACAGAATCTTTAGAATTAAGTAAAGGTAGGTTGCAAGTCGCAAGAGATGCTTTGAAAAAGATTTCGGTAAGTGATAAAATCAAAATTGAGAATCTTGACAAAGAAGTTGAACGTCTATATGGGATTAATAACTTTAATGAATACGCATTAACGCTTGTTCAAAAAGATACAGAAGGTAAACCGCTATCAGATAAAGAACAGGAATATTTGAAATTATGGAAAGATAAATATGCCAGTATGGACGCTATGACTGCTATCTTAAATGCACTTTATGGAACTACAACAGAAGAAACACCAACAGATACAACTAAAAAACTTTGGTTGGATAGGTAATGCCAGAAGATAAAATATTAGAAATATATGATTATATTAAATCTCAAAGACCAAACATAATAGAATATGATTCTTTTAAACAAGGTCTTACTAATGAGATGAATTTACAGGATACTTATAATTATATTAAATCTCTACGACCTAATATAGTTAATTATGCTGATTTCAAGGCAGGCATATATCCCGAAATTCAAGCATTCGCTAATAGACCCGTCAGTAAAATAGACCAAGCCAAAGCATACATCAACGAAGCAATAGTCCAGAAACGTGCTGCTGAAAACTACGAACAACAGAGACAACAACAGGTCGAACAACTTAAACTTGACAATCCGTTATTGTATAAGAATATCGAAAAGATGCACAAGGAAGGGCAATCAGCAGAACTGATAAATAGGTTTATTGAGGAAAAAAATAAATCAAAAGAAAAGGGGAATGGTAAATCTAATATGCAGGGGACTTTAGGGATGGGAAGCAGGGGAATGGGACAATTGGGACAGATAAGTAAAGAAGCAACAGGTGAAATTGTAGATAATGAAGGCATAAGGGAATTTATACAAAAACCATTAACTACACTCCCATTAAAAATGGTTGAAGCGATATTACCAAAAGCAGTTACAGATGAAGAAATAGATGAAATATTTGATTTCTCGCCTATATATCCCTTAAAAATATTACCAATTGAAGCAAGAAGAGAAATTTATAAAGTTGCGAGAGGATTGGCAACAGGAACAGCAAAACTCGCAAGTGGATTAACTTCTCCCTTAAATTTGGGATTATTGGTAAGTGGTGGCGCAATTGCTCAAAAAGTTCCTGCTGCGAGTAGGATAATATCGGCAATGTTCACAGGTTCAATGGCAAGTGCAATTCCAGAAGAATATAAAGTGTTTATGGAGGCGGTTAATAGTGGGGATAGTGAGGCAATTGCAGATGCGGGTATGCAAATGCTTGGCACATTATTCTTTACGATAGGAGCAGGCAAACACGCAATAAAAGGGAGAGGTGGAGTTGTTAAACCGGAAATAAAACCTGATGTTCGTAAAGGTATTGCTAATGAGGTAATGACCGAATTAAATGAACTTGCCGAAAAGAAAAATGTTGAAATTCCGACCGATAAAATAGTTGAGACCACACAAAAAATTGAAGATACAGGAAATACTCTTTTAAAATACTTTGTCAGGGATTATATAAAAGGCGAAACTCCATCCGCAAAAGAACTTGGTGAATTGTCCGAAACTCAAAGAGCGATATATAATGACTTTACAAAAGAATATGAAGGTGTTATAAATATAATAAATAAAGAACCTTCGGAAGGTATAATTACAAAACCAAAACAAAAATTAATCGAATTACCCGAACTAACAGAACAGCAACGCTTACAGAAGATTGCAGATGCGACAAAAGAACTGCCGAGTGTCGAGAAAGTTGCAAAAGTTGAGAAACCCACAGAGATACCCCCTCCGATTACAGAGAAGCCCGCTGTTGAAGTAAAAGTAACTGAACCGACAAAGATACCTGTGGGTGAACCAAAACCGAAATTGCAAGATAAGTTTAACGAACAGGAACTTGATGATTTGAATGTTGTCTTTGAAGATATTAGACAAGGCGAAGCAGGTTATCGACAGGCTACTCAAAATAGAGAAACTGGTGAATGGACTTATACAGGTTTGGGGGCAACATTTATGCCTTACCTAAAAGCTGTTGAAAAAAAAGATATATTGCGATTAAGAGATAAAATAAAAGAAGGCAAGCCGCTTACGAAAAATCAATATGATAAATTAAAAGACTTAATTGATAAGTCTAATGAATTTTATAAACGAATGGAAGCCGAAGCAAAATGGGAAGAAAAAGGTAAGTTTGAACCATTGCCAATAGAAAAAGGTGAGGGAGAATTATTAAGAGTTAATGAACTTGAAAAAGGCGAAAAATTTACTATAAACAAAGAAGAATTTGAAGTTGCAAAAAGAACTGATAAAGGTGTCGTTTTAGTAGATGATAATATAATTAAACTGGCGGATTATGACCAGATTGAAATTGATAAGGGAAGTTTTGTTAAGGCAGGAGAACCCACAGGTAAACCAATTGTTGAACTGAAAGAAAAAAGAATAGAGTTTAAAAATAAAAATTTAGAACAATTAAAAAAAGAAAGTAAACAATTAGAGGAAATAAATAGAACAAATATTGAATATTATAATAAAAAAGACCCATTAAGGCAACAGTTAAGAAATTTTGAAGGTTTGACAGATGCAGAGGTTAATAGATTTGCCAGAATAAACGCTGAAATTTCAAGAAGGGAACAATTTATTAAGGGAGACCCAAAAAAAAGAGTTGAAATAAAACGAGAATTAAGAAAAATAGGAATTAAATTTGATACTGATGAATCTTTAGAATCATTAAAAAATAAATTAAGAAAAGCACCCGAATCCGAATTATCTATGTTTCCCGAATCAGAGCGTCCCACGAAAGCCACTGCAATGTTTGATACAAAAGATGTGGTTACTGGAGATGTTATCAAGGCAGGCGAGACCACGTGGAAATATCCCAAACTTGGCGAAGTTTCCGAAGAGACGCACCGCAAACTTATGCAGAAAATTCAGAAAACAGGGGAATTGTTTACCGCAGAAGAAATAAAAGCGGGTGTGCCGAAAAAGGAGATTGAGGGGCAGGAGGGGTTGTTTGAGGGAAAAGCGGAATCGAATATAAAAACCGCATTAAAAGAATCTGCTAAAACTATTAATGCTTTGTTTGGCGGTGAGAAGATTGGTATTAAGGGTGGGATAGACGAAGTAACTTATAAACAAGCGAAAGTGCATTTTGATAAAGCGTGGGAGGCGTATAAAGCGGCAGGGAAAGATATTAAGACTTTTATAGAGGATTTTGCAAAAGAGGTAGGAGAACATATAAAACCGTATTTGAATAAATATAAAGATGAATATAGGGCAGATGTAGTAAATAGATTTACAGATATAATAAGAAAAACGAAACCTATCCGTGGGCATATTGAAACATTAAGGTCAAAAGAACGTAGCAAACGTGCTGCGGAAATGACTTCAATAGCAAAAAAATCCATAGAAGAGGGCAAACCAGAGGAAGCATATTTTAAAGCAAAGGGTGCTTTGAAAGGGGAATTACCTGCTAAACCAGTTGAACTTATTAGAAAAAGAACTTTAAATAAAATAACAGAAGATTTAAAAGAATTTACTGAAGGTGATGTTAAAGATTTATTCAATATAATTTTAGATAAAATACCAAAAGAAAAGCCATATACCAGAGTAACTGCTTATGATGCTTTAATGAATTTATTACAAGGGAAAGTGCCAAGACCATTTGAAATTAAGTTACTTGAAGAAATATATGGGAAAGATTTTACAAAAACTATGAGAAAGCAAATCCCACTTTGGCGTAGGATTGGGATGAATATATTTGAGGTGGGTTCTTTTTCAAAAGCATTAAAGGCAAGTTTTGATATATCCGCATCATTTAGACAAGCAGGATTAATTGTATTTTCTGGGAGACCTAAATTATTAAAAACTTGGGGGAAAGGTTTTGGGCAACAAATAAAAGCACTTATAAGTGAGGAAAACTATGGCAAATATCAAAAAGATTTAAAGAATAGAGAATATAGTAAACTTGGTGAAGATTCGGGGCTTGAACTGACTGGTATTGGTGGTAAAACAAAAATATTAAAAAGAGAAGAAGTTTATATAAGTAAATTTGCGGATAAAATTTGGGGGATTAAACATTCTGCACGTGCTTATGTTACTTTACTTAATAAAATTCGGGCTGATTATTTCGATTCACTTGCTAATATACTTATAAAAGATGGTAAAACATTCAAGACACACCCAGAAGAATTTAAGGCGATTGCAGGTTATATCAATACCTTTACAGGGCGTGGCAGTTTAAATTCATTAAAAAACTATTTGCCTGCATTAAACAGTGCTTTATTTTCGCCGAGATTATTGGCAGCAAGATTTCAGACACCATTTTATATATTTAGTAAAAGTCCATTAGTTAGAGCAGAGGCGGCAAAGACTTTATTAGGATTTGCGGCGGTTGTTGGTGGAATGTTATATTTGGCAGACCAATCCGATATGGCAAGTGTGGAATGGAATCCAGAATCATCTGATTTTTTGAAAATTAAAATAGGTAATACAAGGATTGATTTACTTGGTGGATTTCAACAAATAATGAGATTTGTAGGGAATGTAGTTACAGGTAGAAAAAAATCTACAATATCGGGTAGAACTTATGATATAAAATTGGACGAAACTATTGGTAAGTTTTTACAATATAAAGCATCGCCTATGACTGGATTCTTTATTGATTTAATTAGAAATGAAACACCACTTGGTGAAGAATTTACAATATTACCAAAAGATTTTTCTATAAATGGAATAACACAGAGTCAATTATTTAATAGATTTACACCGTTAATTATAGAAGATATACTTGATGCTTATGATGTTGAGGGAATAAATATGGCTTTGAAAGTAACACCACTTGTTATAACTGGTGTAGGTGTTCAAACCCACAGACTTTCAGATGTTAGCAATTTGTTTTTATATAAGAGTCAAATTGCTTGGCTAAAATATGGTAAGGGATGGGATGATATATCCTATGCACAACAGAAACTAATAAAAATAACACATCCTGAAATAGCAGAAAAAGAAAAAGTAATAAAAGCAACTCGTGGTGAAATGCCACAAATAGATAGAACATTAGAGAATGCTATGAAGGTTGGAAAAGAAATACAAAATAAATTAGACCCTGATATAAAAGAGAAATTGAATGGTATAAATTATAAAATGAGTGGAGTTCAAAGAACAATAGCAGATGCGTTTTATCTTAATGATACAAGATTCCAACATCTTAAAGATGAAACAGTAAAAAATCTAAATAAATTATTAAAAGTTTTATTAGATTCTAAAGAATACAAAGATGCTACATTTAATGATAAAATAAAAAAAATAGATGATGTTGTTGTGTTTATAAAAGATTTATCAAGATTAGAAACATTGGCAAAATATATGTCCCCAGAAATCGAAAAAGAATTAAAGCAAAAGGAGAACCAATAATGCCAGGAGCAATAAAAACGAAGCGTGATGAACGGTTGTGGAGTGAAGCAAAAGCACAGGCACACAAAGAGGGGTTCTCTGTCGAGAAGAATAAAGACAGATACTGGGCGTATGTAATGGGTATATACAAGAAAATGAAAGGTATGAAATGAGACCAATGTCGAATATTGTCAATTTCCTCCCTTGACGAAAAAGATAACGGTCTCTTTTCTTAAAACTAATTAAATCAAGTAAAGGGAAATAAAGATGTCTGAAAGATTAAACAGTTCGATTTCTTGGAAAACATTGAGTATAATTGTTGGATTTATAGTAATTCTATCAACTGTGGCTGTATTTTCATTTTATCCAATGTCAGAAGGAACGAGATTTGAAGAACGGATAAAAAACAATGCTGCCGAGATTGAAAATATACGAACAGATATAAAAAAGATGAACTCCGATATAAACAGTGGGTTTAATGATTTAAAAGATATAATTAGACAAAAATAAATAATGAATAAAAAAGAATCAATAGCAGATAGATTTCGTAAATATGAGGGGATTTGGGAATTACCCAATTATATAAAACCAGAATATAAATATATAAATAAAAAGGAGTAAAATAATGGATTCAATAACTAATTTTTTTACAGAACATTTGATTCTTTCAGGAGTAGGAATTGCTTTTATTCTTGGTATTTTATCAAGATTACTACCTAACGAATGGCAGAAGAAAAGTTCTGAAAAAGTTGCTTTGATAATCGCTTTATTTTTCAAAGGAATTGGTGGAATTTTATTTGGATTTGGAAGAACTATTTCTGGATTCGGAACATTAAAGACAGGAAAAAAAGCCTGGAATCTCATTGAAAATTTTTTTGAAAATTCACTTGACCTTTGGATATATGGATTTATGGATACTTTCAGAAAGGAAATGCCAAAAGGTGTTTTGATTTATTTATATGAAAGACTAAAAATGGGATGGAATTATGATAATAATTTAATAGAGAGTAAATAAATATGTTAGAATATTTAGTATTTGCAATGGCATCGACTTGTTATGCTTTTTATTCTTGGTGTCAAATTAGAATTAGAGGAAAGATAGCAATTAAACTAAAGACAATTCCTTTTGACTTAACTGAAACATTAAGAATAACTACAAATAATTATGGTTGGGATTGGCATCTTTCTCAATGGATGTCCGTTTTATTGTTTGTTGGTTCGGGGGTGGTATTTCATATTATCGGGATAAATTTTCATAACTTTGGGAATATATTTTTAGTGATGTTATTTTTCTATATAATTCCATTAAGGTTATTTCAAAAATATTTATAGGTGAAGAAATGAAGATTAAGAAAGCAAAGTTAAAATATGTCGGTGCAATCCAACCAAATAAAACTATGAAAGATTATAAAGATTTTGATGAATTTGAAGATATGTTGCTTAAAAATATGAAAAATATTCCTGAGGAATATGCAAAAATTATAAATGAAAACTTTTGGAAGATTGTTAATAAAAAAGACGGTGGAAAATAATGAGACGAATCAGCATACTCATTATTACCATATCGGTTATATTCACAATGTCGGTTCAGGCAAGCGTAAAAGATAGACTGCTTGACGTTCCCGAATATACAGGTAAAGTTATCTGGTATGTTATATCAAACAAATATGTTCAGAAATACGGTTCGGGATTGCTGTTCATATACTCGCAGGGCGTATGCGATGCAAAAGCGGATGGATGGCTGTTTGAAAACTTTTATGGTGATAAAATTACTTACGGGATTAATGAGACTAACTGGCATTATTATAAAAGCATTGGCAGAGTTGCTACTTTTGGGGCATTCGGGTTAAAAGGGCTTGCCTTGGGGCAGAAGCATATAACGTTACGTAACGAAATTAAGAACACAGTTGCAGAAAGTTTTATCGCGTGGACTATATGGCATAAAGTATATTACAAGACGCGGTATAATAATTACTGGGATACCGACCACGCACAACATATCATATATTACCCAAATCCGTTTAATAAGTTTAACGATGCTTTTGTCGGATTAAAAGGAAATCAGGTGTTTGCTTTCGATATATTAAGATTAAGTATTGGAATTGGTGGATTATTAAAATAAAGGGATGGAGAGGTTATTAATATTTTTGGCAGGTTTTATCTGTGGGTTATTTCTTTGGTTATATACAGGCATTCAAAATTGGTTATCTATACTACAAATAAGAAAAATGCGAGAAGAAGCAGATAAATCATTGGCAGATTGTGGAAAGTATGTTATTAAAGATAAAATGGAAGAAGTGATATTGAATGAAACAAGAGTCGGAAAAATAGAAAAGTTTTTAAATGATAAATGGATACCTACATATATAGATAATTATAATAATAATTTTCAAGAGATATATAAAAATAATAAAGACAAAGAAGAATTTATATATGATAATGATGGGACACCTTATCCACGGTTTGAATTAAAAGAAATATTAAAAATATTTATTGATGAAATAAATAAAAAACGAATAGAATTATTGAAAGGGGGTTTATAAAAATGTTAATAGATTTAAACGAAGAAGAAGTTATAACTTTATTAAATGGATTGAATACTGCAATGGCTGTAAAAGAATTAAATATGAGACAAAAAGATATTTCTGATTATGAAAATATATTAAAACTTGCTATTAGATTGTCAAAGTGGGTTGATTTAAAAAATGAATATATGAATCATATTGTTAGAGGTTCGGGATTTACATTCCATTTTAATAATGAGGGAATTGCTGAAAATATTTATGCTGATAGATAGAAAAATCAAAATAATTTTTGGCATTATAATAGTTCAAATTGCAATATTTTTTCAAGATACGGCATTGTATTTATATGAATTTGGTAAAATATTAATTAATACAAATGGAGATTTAAAATGAAAACTTTTATAATTTTAGTGTTACTTGCATTAGTTGTTTTTATTATATTTTTATCATTAAAAAGGACTGATAAAAATAATCAAGGGAAAAAATGGAAATGTTTATAAATGGAAGAATGGTTGAATGGGATAAGGATATTAAATTTTATCCTGTTAGTTGGGTTACACATATTAATTTAAATGAAAAATTAAAGTAATATTCGGAATTATAATAGCAGATTGAAAGGAGATATTTAATGAAAAAATACATTGATTGGTGTAAACTTTTTTGTTTATATCCCGATTTATATTATATTTTATATTTTTGTGAGAATAAAGGGAAAAAATTATCAAAGGATAAAAAATGAAAAAAATCAGCATTTTTATTTTTACTATTTCAGTAATATTTGCAATGTCGATTTATGCTCAAGACTCAACAGCAGGCATTCCAATCGGAAAAAAGAATATTTGGCGTATTCAATTAGTCCCTGCAAGTTACGGTGCAATAATTGAAGCCCCTATGAAAGATGAATCAAACGATACGATGCTCGAGGCAAAACCATTCATTGGGGTTGGATTTGATGTAAATATTATCCGTAGGGGATTATGGGGCATCGGAACGGGTGTATTGCTATACACGAATGGTGATAAGATATATCCGATAGTTCCATTTGGATTAAAATTATTTGGTGGACAGTTGGGAATTTCTATAGGATATAATCTTGGTAAATCAGGCAAAGGATATGAAACCGCTTGGCAAAATCGGGGAATTTTTTTGTTGAACTATAATTATTTGAGTAAAATATTCCAATAAAGTAGGTACATATATAATAATATTGTTATTATTACAGTTATATGAATTTAACATTCAAAATAAGGCAAAAGAGGTACAAAGAACAAATAAAGCCCATAGAGGCGTTTTAAGGGGCTATTTGGGGTTTATAATATTTTCTATATGCTTTACTTGTTCTATATAAATATTCTTTACACTGTTCTATATTTTTAAATATTATAGAATGTTTTATATGGTTACAAGAAACACAGGAAGTTACTAAATTTTTAATATCATTTTGTTGATTATAAACATAAGGTTCTAAATGTTCAATAACAAGAGAAGTTATATCCTCGCCCAATTTTCTATTGCAATATATACAAGTATAATTATCCCTTTCGAATACTTCAAATCTTACTTTTTTACTTATGCGGTATCTTTGTTTAAACCTTTTATAATTAGAATGAGATTTTTGAATATGCCCTTTAAATTCATATTCATCATTAACTTTATCATTATGTTTGTTTTTACAAACTTCATCGCAAAACGGATTTTCATCAGTCTCGAAGTGGTATCTATTACATTGTGGGCATTTATATTGTGTTATAGTTTTTCTGCCATAATGAACAGTTTTTATATCCATTTTAATTTTCCTATAAATAAAAGGGGCAGATTGTTCTGGTTATTCAAAGAAGGAATTAACCTTATTTGCAGAACTACCCGCCCCTTTATATTTAAAATAATAAATCCCTCTCTGAATAACTATATAAATATAATAATATCTTACTTTAAAGTCAAGATATTTTTTAAAATATATAAAATAATTAAAAAACGCTCAAATTTGCCCTGTGGCGATAATATTGGTCTCAACGGGCAATTTTTCGACTTCGGCAAACAAATTCACTGGCGCCCCAAATTTGTGCGGTTATCCCGTATCTAAAAATGAAATTGAGATAAGGTTATGAGTTATTTCACAAAAGAAGAGATGCAATGTTCGTGTTGCGGGGAATATAAGATTGATTCTGATTTTTTAAGCCGATTAGAAACTGCAAGGGGATACTCTAAAATTCCTTATGTGATTAACAGTTGCTGCCGATGCGTAAAACATAATGAGGTGGTAGGTGGTAAACCAGATTCATCTCATCTGTTTACTGATATAAAAGAAACAACCGCTGCGGATATAAAAACACAAACATCAAGGGATAGATATTGGATTTTAGATAGTTTGATTATGGCGGGATTTCACCGTATAGGAATTGGGAAAACATTTATTCACGTTGATAATGACTTAACAAAAGACAGTGATGTTATCTGGTTATATTGAAAAAATTAACTTGACATTAAATGATGTGCACTCATTAAGATATTTGAAGATAATATATATACAAGTTGGGTTTAATATGCTATTAACTGCACTTATAATTTGCATAGCATTGATGCTGTTCTGCGGATGGATGATTGGACGTTAAAATAATTCCACCTGCTTTTTCACTTCGTAATATCTCCTCTAATTTCCGCCACGTCTCAAATTTATACCCTCTATCGTCTATATAATATTCAGCAATCTCTTTATACTTACTTATCTTGTCAAACTTAACAGCATTACTTTTTAGAAAAAGGTGGACACCTACCATCTCCATTCCCGACACAAATGTTCCATTTAAATCAGCGTTAAACCTTGTTGACGATATGATAATGCGATGCGTCTTATATATCCGGTTGATAACTTCCTTGCAGTCTGGAAGCAGTTTCATCTTGTTAAATGGGATGGGGCTAATCACCCAGTCAGGATTGTGCTTGATAAAAACTCCATCAAAATCAAAACAAATTGCAGGGAGCGATGCTCGGTCTTTCATTAAAATTCCTCTCTTTTAAAATCTGAACAATAAAAAGTTTCATCATCAGATAAATGGTTTATTTCACAATATCGTAATTCTTTGTTAAAATACTCACAGTTCTCACAGCAAACACCAAGTTGCTCGGCGATTTCGGGGAAGGTGAACGAATAAGTCCCAAAAGAGTCTGGACTTATTTCTATAATTACAGCAATCGTACTATTCCCACAATCTTTAATTTTATGTTTCATTTTCTTCCTTTCGTTTAAAATCTGCACAGTAAAAAATGTCAAATTCATTGGACATTATCACTATTGCATTATTACAATATCGGAGACGTTCACAATTCTCACAGCAAATACCGAGTTGCTTAGCGAGTTCGAGGAAGGTCTTAAACTTATATCCTTCACCCTGACAATCGGGGCAATCAACCCATGTCGGCATACAATTTCCACCTATACAATCTTGTAATTTTCCACCTTCTCCCTGACATTTTCCACACCATACTTTAATTTTATCTGGCATTATTCTCCTTTATTTTATAGGTTGCCGCAAATCATATAACCTAAATTCATATCCTAATATATTTTTAAATCGTAACTTACGAAATCCATCAATCCAAGAATAATCGTCTATTAACTCTTCAAAAGTATTAAATCCTTCTGATTTTATTACTTCTTCTGTCATAGTTTCACATTTAATCCCACAAACATTTCTAAATATATGTTCTTGATATATAACTATTGTATGATTTTCAAACGGAAATTTAGGATGGTGTATGCCATTTTTTATTATATCAGTGTTTATCTTTCTAATAGATGTCCACTTCTTGCCCTCTTTAATTTTCTGTAATTCGGCTTTGGTGAATGGCATAATAGATTTACCTATACTCAAATCAATTTGATATATACACGGTAAACAATGATAAAAAATCTTATCTTCTATAATAAACTTATTTTTGATTTTATGATAATGAGTATATTCACTTGATACTAAAGCAATTTTATCGCCACATTTAGGACAAATAATTTTACTCATTTAGTCCTCCTTTCTAAAATTCCCATTATAACTATAATAACAATTAGACTAATAATAGTCAGTATTGGATGTTGCAATATAAAACCTACAAACAAATCTATATATTTCATACTCTCACCTCATTTGTTTAAAATTTTCTGTAATTCCTTTTTATTTTTTTCACACACATTATCCCCAAACTTTAGTTTCCACCCTTTCTGTATCTCATCGCAATCCACCATCGCAATTTCTTCTTCAGTTATTTCTTTCATTTATTCCTCCGTGTGATTTTACCTGTTTTAGGATAATACCAGAACTTCTGGTCACAGTTACCCATACATATTGCGTTTATTTTTTTATCCATAAAGTTTAATTCACATTTGTAATTAATTAAAATATTTGGTAATATTTTTATAACATCATATCCACATTTCGGGCATTTCGCTAATTTCGGCATCTTATTTTTCCTCACTTTCTAATTCTTTCAAAATTAAATGAAAATTAGAGGGTTCTTTAATATTTTTACGAATAAGATATTTGTATAATTTTTTATTTGAACAGGTAATATTATAAGTAATTTTAGGGGCTAATTTTGCGGTTTCAAT